ACCTTCGCCAAATCTGCTATTTTGTCACGGCGCATATTGGCAATGATACCGTTTTCCCATTTCCGAACGGTGCTTTTTCCAACGCCAACAGCGTTGCCCACCTGTTCAAGAGTAAGATTGTTTTCTTCACGCAAAGCCTTAATTTTTTGGCCCATAGTCAAATCAGCCACATCAACACCCCTTTCGGTTAGTAACAATAGTATAACCGCAATGTGTCTTTTTTGCAACCCCTAAAGCGAAAAAACAAAAAAAGTTTCTTTTAATCCACAAATGGGGTTGACAAGCGACAAGGGGTGTGATACTATGATGGTGTCCTAAAGGACACGACAAAAGCGGATAAGACACCGAAAGGGGTATTAAACATGAAATATTTTGTAATTGCTACTCATTGGGATGATAACCGGAAAGCACAGGTAAAGTACATTGCAGGACAGTTTGATAATTACATGAACGCAAGTCTTTTCAAGAAAGCCTACAATGACTATTACAGTACGAACGCTACAATAGTTGAAGATTTTGCATTGATCAACGGATAAGCCGAAACGGGCCTGATGGCCCGTCCACCGGAACCGCCCCACCGGTGCTGATGATGGCAGGGCAACAGCGACAACATGAGCGCCCCCAGTTTATGGGTTCGGGTATTGGGTGTCAATCCCCATGTAAAAGATATGACCGCCCGAAAATTGCTTGTTGGGGCTTGGCTGTTCTATTTTTTAGAAAGGATGTGAGCGAATGAACAAGGCCCGCTTGGAATATGAAATGTCTGTTCGGGGTGTCACCCGTGCCAAGCTGTGTGAAGTCCTTGGGATTTCCCGATCCGCCTTTTACCGAAAGTGTAATGGGGGTTCGGAGTTCACCCAAGGAGAGATTCAGAAGATCGTGGATTTTCTGAACCTTGAAACCCCGGTGGGAATTTTTTTTGATGCGAAAGTGTCCTAAAAGACACCACAAGGAGCAAGCACCATGAATGAAGTTAGTTTGAAACCGGTCATTGATGAACTTGAAACCTTGTTTTCAAAGTTCAACAAAGCCTTCTTTGAAGGGAAGTTGGAAAAGCCTGTGATCACCGTTTCCCCGGATCATACCCGTGGGGCCTACGGCTGGTGTACCGCTTGGAAGGCTTGGCAAGATGGCACCAAGGAAGGCGGTTATTACGAAATCAACCTGTGTGCCGAATACCTGAACCGCCCCTTTGAAGAAACCTGTGGAACCTTGCTTCACGAAATGGTTCACCTTCAGAACCTTCAGGACAATGTTCAGGACACTTCCCGTTCTGGTTCCTACCACAACCGGAAGTTCAAAGAAACCGCTGAAGCCCACGGGCTGACCGTGGAGAAAGGCGAAAAGTACGGATGGCATAAAACCACCCTGAACCCGCAAGCTGAAGCCTTCGTGAAATCCCTTGGCAAATCCGGGTTCTGTCTGGTTCGACCCCGTACCAATCCGCTGAAGGGTTCCCGGAAGGGGGGGGGGGATCAAGTTCCCGCAAGTATGTCTGCCCTTGTTGCGGAACCATCATCCGGGCCACCAAGGAAGTTCATGTTCTCTGTGGGGAATGTGAAGTGGCCTTTGAAGAACAGGAGTGATAACCGATGAATGAACAACGGCATTATGCCGGGGAACTGGAACAAATGCAGTCCCTTCCACTTGAAATTAAAATCCGCATGACCAAGATGCGGATTCAACAATGGGTTTACGCTTTTGGCGGTGATGCCTATATCAGTTTTTCAGGCGGTAAGGATTCAACGGTTCTGTTACATATCGCCCGTGAAGTATTCCCCAATCTTCCCGCCGTGTTTTGTGATACCGGACTTGAATACCCGGAAATCCGGGAGTTCGTTAAGGGATTTGAAAATGTGGTTTGGTTGAAGCCACAAATGAACTTTCGTCAGGTGATTCAGAAATACGGCTATCCCTTAATTTCCAAAGCTGTTGCCAATACCTTAAAGGGCGGACATGAACCGGGTTCTTATCGGTGGAAAAAGCTACACGGGGAAGTGTTCTTAAAGAATGGGAAGCCTTCTAAATTCAACTGTGTGAAGTGGAAATTTCTGTTGGATGCCCCGTTCAAAGTTTCTGATGAATGTTGTGATGTGATGAAAAAGCGCCCATTTCACAAGTATCAAAAAGAAACTGGACAAATGCCCATTGTGGCAACAATGGCCGATGAATCTATGATGCGGAAAAATTCATGGATGAAGTACGGGTGCAACGCCTTTGATCGAGCTTCCGGCCCGCAATCCCGCCCAATGTCGTTTTGGACGGAACGGGATGTGTTGGAATATCTGATTAAGTACGATGTTCCATACTGTTCTGTTTATGGTGACATTATCGGGTTGATGCCTACCGCTGACGGTGAAGTTTTTCTTTCAAAAGCTGACCTTCAGACGATGGTAAAAGAATGTGGAATCCCGGAAGAAGCCGAATTGAAAACAACCGCTTGTGATCGTACCGGTTGTATGTTCTGTGGTTTCGGATGCCACCTTGAAAAACAGCCTAACCGCTTTCAGCGAATGGCAGAAACCCACCCCAAGCAGTATCACTTTTGTATGAAGCCTTGGAATGAAGGCGGCTTGGGGCTGGATGAAGTTTTGAATTATATCCATGTGGATCACTAAGAAAGGAGTATGCACAATGACCACTTTTGCAGAGCGTCTGAAGAACGCTATGGAACAGACCAATGTGAGCCAATCTGACCTGTCAAGGCGGACGGGGGCTTCCAAGGCCGCTATCAGCCAATACCTTTCCGGGAAGAACACCCCCGGCCCTGACCGTATCAAGGCCCTTGCTGATGCAACCGGCGTTTCCTTTGATTACCTGATGGGTTATGGAGCCGTCCCGGTTGCTGAACCGCCCATCAAGAAGATCAGCGTGAAGGAAGCCGCCCGGTGCATGGGCAAATCTGATCAGTTCGTCAGAATCGGCCTTCAGCGTGGCCTTCTTCCCTTCGGGAACGCCGTTCCCGGAACCGGCGCTTGCTGGAATTACTACATCAACCCCACCAAGTTCCGTGATTATGTGGGCGCTGATCAGTTCAATTCCTTCTTCGGGTTGTCCGCATGATTAACCTATTCCAGCACCAGCAACAGGCCCTTGATGAAACCGAGGGAAAGAACCGGGTTGCCTTTTACCTTGATATGGGCCTTGGAAAAACCTTTGTTGGTTCCGAAAAAATGATGAAGCTGGACAAGCGGATCAATCTGGTGGTGTGCCAATGTTCAAAGGTTCAAGACTGGATTGAACATTTTCAAGACCACTACACCCGGAATTGTGTGTTTGACCTGACCAACCCCAAAACATTCAAATGGTTCTTTGAACAGGTTCAACATGAAGTTCCAACCCTGATGATTGGCGTGATCAACTACGAATTGACCTTCAGGCGGAATGTGCTGAAAACCCTGACCGGCTTCACGCTGATGTTGGACGAAAGTTCCCTGATCCAGAATGAGAACGCCAAACGGTCAAAGTTCATTCTTGGGCTGAAACCGGATAATGTGATCCTTCTGTCAGGCACCCCCACGGGCGGCAAGTATGAAAACCTGTGGAGCCAATGCCAACTGTTGGGGTGGAAGATTTCAAAGGAACTGTTCTGGAAGCAGTACATTCAAACGGAATGGGTGGAAACCGATGGTTTTTGGCGGAAGCAGATTACCGGCTATAAGAATGTTGACCGGCTGAAAATGAAGCTGGCCGAACATGGGGCCGTTTTCATGACCACCGAACAGGCCGGGATCAGCCTTCCAAAACGGAACTGGATTAAGGTCAAAACCCGCCCTTCACCCCTTTATTGGAAGTTCTGGAATGATCGCTATGTTGCGATTGACAGCGCCAACCTTGGTGAATTTGAACTGGATGCTGATTTCTACGGTTCCAATGCCCATTGTGAACGGGAATTGATTGGTGATACCAGCTTGACCCGCCGCCTTTATGCCCGTCAGCTTTGCGGCCTGTACAACCCGGCCCGTTATGAAGCCTTCCGGGATTTGGTGAACAGCACGGAAGATCGCTTGATTGTGTTCTATAACTTCACGGAAGAAATGGAACGCCTGAAGGGGATTGCCAAGGGCCTGAACCGGCCTGTGTCTGTTCTTTCCGGTGAAGAAAAGAACTTGGATGCTTACCGCTACCAGCACAACAGCATTACCTTCATTCAGTATCAGGCCGGTGCAATGGGCGGCAACTTCCAGCTTGCCAACAAAATCATTTATTTCAGCGTTCCCCAAGGTTCGGAACTGTGGGAGCAATCCCAAAAGCGTATTCACCGCCTTGGTCAAGAAAGGCCCTGTTTCTATTACCTGATGATCTGTCCGGGAACGGTTGAAGAAGATATTCTTTCCACTTTGGAAATGAGAAAGGACTATACCGATGAACTATTCAGAAAGTATGAGCAAGCGGCAACAGCGCCGCAAAGCCCGTGATCAATGGTTCAGGCGGATGTTCCTTGCGGCCCTTCTGATGGGCCTTGCAATGGGCTTCGTATTCGGGCGCTGTTCCGCAATCACCAGAGAACCCGCCCCGGATGCCACCATTGAACAGGATCAGCTTACCGCCGTGATGCCGGATGTGACCTTGGAGCCTGTGGAAACCCCGCTGGTGGAAGAACCCGCCGAACCTGAACCGGTGCTGTTGGGCAGTTTTAGAATTACCGCCTATTGTTCCTGTGAAAAGTGTTGCGGCGAATGGGCCAAGAACCGGCCCAACGGCATTGTGTATGGTGCCGCTGGTGTGGAACTGAAGGCCGGTGTTTCCTGTGCTTCCCCGCTTCCCTTGGGAACCGTGGTGGAAGTGGAAGGCTTGGGTGAATACATCGTTCAGGATCGCCCCGCCCAATGGGTGATTGACAAATACGGTGAAAACCAAATCGACATTTATTTTGACAGCCATGAAGCCGCTTCCGCCTTTGGCCTGAAGCAGTTGAATGTTTATCAGAAAGGAGAATCCGCAAAATGATCAAATGTGAAAACGCTTGCCCCCGTGGAAAATTTGATGGGTGCTGTTACAGTTGCCCGGAACACATTTCCTGTTCCGATTCCTGTTCGGAAGTTCCCAAAGAGTGTGGACAGGCCACCTTCGATGAAGAAACGGCCCTTCAGGAGTTCAAGAACACCCAGCTTGCCACCCTGAACGCCATTGCTTCCCTGACCGCCCACAAGAAGGCCATTGAAGATCAGGAAAAGGAAATGAAGGCCAAGCTGTATGAAGCAATGGTGAAGTTCGGCGTGGATAAGTTTGAATCCGATGTTCTGAATCTTACCCTTGTGAAGCCCACCAATGCCACCAGCATTGATTCCACCAAGCTGAAGAAGAAATACCCGGATATTGCTTCCGAGTGTTCCAAGACCACCGCCAAGGCCGGTTATGTGAAGATCACCCTGAAGGGCGGCAGAGCTGATGGCTAATTTTTCAGATAGGCTAAAGGAACTTCGATTAGCGGCGGGATTGAAACAAACGGATATGGCTATGGCATTGGGAATGACGATCAATAATAACAAACGGTCAAGTTGTTCAACCACTTGTTATGGTTACTACGAACGGGGTATGAGGGAACCTAACATCACTAAGATAAAAACCATTTGTGAGGTTCTGAACTGTGATGCTAATTATCTATTAGGCATTACGGACGAACCTAAAGCACCTGTTCAAAAATCCATTCAAGACTTCAGTACCGATGAACTGTTAGCTGAACTGAAACGGCGGTGGAATGATTATGGCCGGTGAAAAGAACTTTGAAAACCGCCTGAAGAAGTGGCTGGAATCTGAAGGGATATACCCCTTGGGTGAACCTGTTGATCGTATGAGCGCCCCGCCCTGTGGCTTCTATGAAAAGCGTTGGGGTGGAAGCCGGTATGTAAAAAGCGGCCTTCCCGATATGCGGATCACCGTGAAGGGCATTGCCCTTGAAGTGGAGTTGAAAGCCACCAACGGAACCCCATCTGTGCTTCAGAAGCGTAATTTGGCCCAAATCAACGGTTCACAGGGGTTCGGGTTCATCCTTTACCCAGAAGGCTTTGAAGCCTTCAAGACTATTGTGAAAGGGGTGAAACAATGCGAGTTTCCCACAGCCGGGTTGAAGTCTTTGATAGATGCCCATACAAATACCGCTTGCGATATGTGGAAGGGATAGACACGATCCCGAACACGGACGCAGACAACGCCCTGATCCTTGGCACCGCCCTTCACACCGGCATTGAAGAAGGGGTTGAACAGGCCCTTGACTTCTACAAGAACAGTTTCCCGGTTCTGACGGATGATCACATCCATGAAATGATGAAGCTGGAAGCCATGATCCCCAAGGCAAAGGCCATGTTGCCACCGGGCGGAATCTTTGAACTTCCAATCGGGAACGGTGATTTCATCGGCTTCATGGATTATCTGGTTCCTGTGGATGAAGATTTATCAGGCAAAACGGAAATCTGTGATAGTTGCCCTAAAGGTGACTGTGGTTCAGCTTATACCGGTTCTTGTCCCTGTGGTAAGTTTACCGCCCGTTCCAAAGACACCTTTGATTTGTACGATTTCAAGTATTCCAACAACGCCAAGAACTACGCCGTTTCCGGTCAGCTTCACGAATACAAGTATTGGTATGAACTGACCCATCCCGGCCACCGGATCAGGAATATGTATTTCCTGATTGTTCCAAAGCCCAAGATCAGGCAGAAAAGCACCGAAACCCTTTCCCAATTCCGTGACCGCTTGCAAGCGGCCTTGAAAGATGCTGAACCAACGCTGATGCCGGTTCAGTACAACCCCATGAAGATTGTGGACTTCCTGACCGATGTGAAGCACATGGTTGAAGCCACAGACTTTCCCAAGAACCCAAACCATTTTTGCGGATGGTGTGAGTATGAAGAATATTGTCAGAAAGGATGGGATTATATGTTACTTCCCAAGAATGAACGCCGTGACCTGAACGCCACCAAGAAGAAGGTTGTGTGGCTTTACGGCGCACCCTTCAGCGGCAAAACCTTCTTTGCCAATCAGTTCCCCGATCCCCTGATGTTGAACACGGATGGCAACATCAAGTTTGTGGATGCCCCCTATATCGCCATTCGTGACACCGTAACGGTGGAAGGCCGTATCACCAAGCGCAAGCTGGCCTATGAAGTGTTCATGGATGCCGTGGCCGAACTGGAAAAGAAACAGAACGATTTCCGAACCATCGTGGTTGACCTTCTGGAAGATGTTTATGAATCGTGCCGGGTTTATATCTGTGACCGTCAGGGCTGGAAGCATGAATCTGATGATTCCTTCCGTGCGTGGGATATGGTCAGAAGCGAGTTCCTGAACACCCTGAAACGGCTGGTAAATCTGGACTATGAAAACATCATCCTGATCAGCCATGAGGACAGAAGCCGTGACCTGACCCGCAAGGGTGGCGATAAGATCAGTTCCATCAAGCCGAACCTTCAGGATAAGGTGGCAAACAAGGTGGCCGGTATGGTTGATCTGGTGGCCCGTATCGTGGCGGACGATGATGAACGGGTGCTGTCTTTCAAGACTTCTGAAGTGATCTTCGGCGGTGGCCGTTTGACTGTCCGTGATAAGGAAATCCCGCTGACCTATGACGCTTTCTGTGAAGTCTACGAGGAAGCCAACCAGAAGGCCGCAGGAGCCGTGAAGCGTGGCGGCAATACCCCGGCTACCCCCGCACCCGAAACCACCGGCACCGCCACCACAGCGCCCAGCAGAAGGGGCAGAAAGGCCAAGGCTGAAACCCCGCCCCCGGCTGATGGCTATGATCCGGTTGAAGATGCGGCAAAGGCGGCTTGTGGTGATCCTGATGGAACTTGGACACCGGGCGGCGGTGAACAGGATGATTCTGTTCCTGTTGCTGAACCGGCCACCGGTGACACCCCGCCTTGGAATGACCTTCCCAAATGCCCGGACGGTGAGCGCATTTTCAGACAGCACGATCAGAACCCGGAAATCCCCCTTTGCCCGTCCATTGACGCTGGCCACCGTTGCCACAAGGAAGGCGGCCCCGATGGTTGCCGCCTGTGGGATCGCCCCAAGGCACAGGCAGAGGAACCCGCACCCAAGACGGATGCCAACCCGCCCCGCCGTACCCGGAAGAAGCGTGAAGAATGATAAGTAATAAAAAAGCCCTTGCCTGTGCGGAAACCCTTGTGGAGTTCTGCAAAGAACAGGCCGGTTGTCAAAACTGCATTTTCCGCCAATCCGGGGCCGATCATTGGAATTGCCAAATTGAAGCCTATGACTTGCGTGACACTCTTGATAACATCGAGAGGAAGAAAAAGAATCATGGGTATCTGTGAAAGGGGGGTGATTCTATTGGCTGATGTGCTGATGATTGCCGGGAAGCCTGAAACCATCTTCAAGGCCCGTGATTTTGAATATCTGGTTGAAAAACACATGGGCTATGAAGCGGCCAAGTATTTCCGGGAATACGCTGAAAAGGCTGATGAAGAAGTCAGATCGGCCAAGGCCGGTGAGAACACAGACCTTGCTTCCTATGAAGCTGATCTTGAAAGCAACCGCAGAGCCTTTCAGGACATTCAGGATGAATTGATCTGCATTTCCAACATTCTTCGATGGAAACAAATGAACCGGGAGTTGCTTTCAGACCATGTTAAGCGCATTAAGACCATCATTTCTAATCAAATATAAGGAGGAAACAACATGAAAAACGATGCCCTGAACAGGTTCAAAGAAGAAATGAACCGCCGTGGCCTGATTCGCAAGATTCAGGTGTGTGCAAACCTGATCCCCCCCCCCGCCCGATGCTGACCCGGAACCCTGATTCAGCTTCACCGGAACGCCGCAAAGATGGTGATTGCCAACTATGCCGCCAATCACGATGATTTCTATAAAGTGATGCTTGATGCGGCGTTGGATCATCTGTTGGATGGGGTTCTGACCGATGATCTGTTTGCCCCTGATAAGGAATTTGCCCCTACGAAAGAAGAAGTTGACACTATGAACCGGGCCAAGGAAACCGCTGAACTTGTGCATGGCCTGTTTCATGGGTTGGCTGATATTCTCAAAACCATTTGAACATAACAACATTTTTTGGAGGTAAAAAACTATGGCTATTGATTTTGACAAGATTGATCGTTCCGTTGATCTGAAGGGCCTTCAGGCCGATGTGGAGGATGCCAAGAAGAACGGCGGCGGCGATTTCCCCACCATTCCCGCTGGCAAGTATGAGGTGAAGCTGGAAAGCATGGAGATCAAAGGCACCAAGGCCGATCCCAACCGCCCCATGCTGGCCGTGTCCTTCAAAATCCTGTCTGGTGAGTTCAAGAACCAGCGCCTTTTCATGAACCGTGTCCTTTACGGCACCAAGAACGACAAGAACATGATTGCTTCCGCTATGGGCTTCCTTGAAAAGCTGGATTCCGGTGTTCCTGTCAGCTTTACCAGCTACAAGCAGTTTGCCCAGCTTGTTCTTGATGTGGCGGAAGCCATTGATGGAACTTTGGAATATGCGGTGGATTACGATGATTCCCGCTTCAATTCCATCACCGTTGA